CTCCCTTGCGTGTCTTACTGCTTCAAAAGCGTCTGTGGCATATTCGCCTATTTCGTGATACTCATTTAGTTGGTCGTGCCAACCAAGTGTGTAATGGGACATGATAGTTTCAACTCCAGTACGCTATTATTTAGTATAGCAACTAGGTATAATTACGCATTGATGTGTGGACTCCCACACCTATCATACTCTTTTTCTTCGTATCTTAATAATTGACATTCCTACCATTAAACCTACAACCATACCTAGAGTTGCAACTGCAACACCTGTACTGAATACTAATTCAGTTGGAACTAGTGGTTGTGCTTCCCAAGTACCAGGCAATGTATATACTGATGGGTTTGAACCAAAAATCATTTTTCTTTTCTTTTCTCTATGTATATTCTAGCAGAAAATTTTAGAATTGCAACTTAACAATTCTTATTTAAGTCCTCTGCCATACCACCACCTATTTCTGCACCTTGATTGCCACTAAACATTGTTACCCAACCAGCAGCAACCCAACCAATAATGGGAATATTAGCGACGCTAGGAGCAACACTAGCACCAACACTGGAACCCACGAGTCGTCCTGTGTTTTCTGCTCCTCCGATTGCTTTGATGCAAGCTTCGGACTTTCCGTTTGTTGTTCCTTCTGTAACTGTGATTGGTTTATTGTGTACTGCACCGTCCATTGTGTACTGTTCAACGACTTTAACTTTGTTGTTAGCCAATCCAAGAAAGCCACCCTTCGTATTGCTATCCCTTTCCACACGCATTACTTTTGGATCGTTTGCTTTGTAACTAATTCTATATCCATCTCTTCCAACTTCTGCTTCATATGATGTATAAGGACCAACTGGTAAGTTGATACTTGGCAATTTACTTTGACGATTTGATAAAGAACCTATCATACCAATGTGAGATATTCCAATGAGTCCACCTAATCCCAAGGCGAACCATCTACCCCATTTCACTTCTTTCTTTTCCATCATCCTTTCTTGGGAGCGTTACCAGGTGATATAACCATTGGTGCTTGCTCTAATCTTATTGTCTGTGCGGGTGCTGCTTGAGTTGCTTTCTCTATAAGCATCTCCATATCTTTCTTCGATATGTTTGCTCCCCCGCCACCAGATGCCTTGTTTTTATTCTTTCCTGCCTCGACACCGAAGGTAGCTAGGACCCCAGTAAAGACCGAAGCTATGAAAGTTGGATCAATCTTGTCCTGTTCTGTCATACCAGGAAAAGTAACGTAATTTAATGTTAATATTCCACCTGCCCAGATTAAAATCCCAAGTCTTACAAAAGTACTCAGGATTGCCATCTGTTCTTCTTTGTCCTCAGATAATTCTTTAAGTTTACCTATAGGACCTTTAGATTTTACTTCTTCTTTTTTAACTGCTTCAGCCATGGGATCGGTATGTCTATATTATATATAGACGCTTAATCCTTAGAAACCTAATGGTATGGGTGATTGAGGTGCAGCTGCAGGTGCATCTGCTGTAGGTGATGTGGGTGCTGCCATACTACCCATATCTGGAACAAGTCCTTCAAGTGCACCAGTACCAGCATCTCCACCAAGTATTCCACTCATTCCACCTGGCATCACGGATTCCATTATTTTGCCTTTGACGTTTTCGATAATCGCATCCTTGCGTATGAATACGTAACCGCCAAGACCAACAACGGTGAGAGATACAACACCACTTGCAATAGCGATTCCATTTACTATCTTTTGTAACATGATTTTAATTAATACAAATTATATATCATACTCGCTATTCTCCCCCATATATTCAAGAGAAACAATATCATGGTTAGCTTCCTTATCTTCTCTAAGTAACCATTCTGCAAACTCTTGACGAATTGATACTGCATCTTTTAGTTGTTCAATATCACCGTCAGTGCATAATTCATTCATTCGGTCTATCGACCAATCATATGTTGTCCTTAGATTTTTCGTGAAACTGTCCATAATCCTTACGCATATAGCGTCCGAGTATGTTGCTATTATAATACATTGGTGTCCCGTCGTCAAGTGCTTCCATCAATACGTTATTCACGAACAACTGTCTGGTCTCCTCGTAATTGACTTTTCCAAGAGTGGTATGAAGTGACAGTATCTCTCTGGAAAAGTTGGTCTTTCCATATCTGGATATGTCGGCTTTGAGGTCTGGGGAACTTCCATAATACTTCTTCCAATCCGACTCGCTAGTAACTCTTCTCTTTCCTCCCTTGGGTTTTCTCTTCTGTACGAAGTACTTTCTGCCGATATATTTTTTACCTGTTGTCTTATTTGTAATGAGGTAGACGTAACCGAAGAAATCGCCAATATCGTCAGAAGTGAAAGCTGTACCTTTGTAGTACCAGGGATTTTCATAATCGACTTCCAAAATAGTAATCATATTATAACACATTCATAACTATATATCCATAAATATTAATAAACGATTATATAAATGACTGTTTACGCAAAAAACTTGACAATCAATGCAGGTGAAGATTTTAAAGAAGATATAAGTATTCTAAGTGCTGATGGATCTGGAGTTGTTAATCTGACAGGTTTTAGTATTCAATCACAAATGAGAAAAAATGCAGGTCACTATCAGTTTGTTGATCTTACTGTAGGTATAACAAACGCAGCACAAGGTGCAGTTAATATATCTCTTGCAAGCACAATTACTGAAAAATTTAGACCTGGTCGATATGTTTATGATTTGATACTAACTCGCCCAAGTGGATTTAAATTTGTTGCAGTTGAAGGATCTGTACTTGTGCGTTCAGGAATATCAACACACACGCATCTGTATGGTGGTTTGACTTAACAAATAAATAATAATAAAAAATATGGCAGTCTTTAGTACAAATTTAATAATATATGCACATACTGATTTTGAGCAAACTTTTTTGCTCGAAGATAATCAGTCAAATAGTGCTAAAGATTTAACAGGTTTTACAGCAACTGCTAGGATGAAAAGGCAGTTTGGAGGTGGACAACTATATGCTTTTACGGTTGAATTTCCAAATAGACCATTGGGTAAAGTTAGAATTACAATGACTAATACAACTACTGGAAATATTCCACCAGACAAATATTTTTATGAATTAAATTTAACTGATAGTAGTGGACAAGTTGAAAGAGTTATAGAAGGAATTGCAATAGTTAAACAACCAGTTACTTGGCCATCACCTGCACCTCTTAATCCTTGGAACTCAATGATTCCTTAATTATATCAAATCTTCAGGAATATCATACGGACCGTTCATCTTCTTTTCTAACTCTCTTTCGTCTAAAACTTCGTTAATAATATCTTTCAACTCTTTCTTCAAAGCATCAGATATTAAATTTATTTTATTTGGTATTGCTGTAGGAATTCTATCTCGTTGTGCCTCAATATCTTCGGGAGTAGACTTACCCCCAAAGGTCATCGCTTGTGTATCCATAATTATTTTTTATTATATATTAACTCAAAATCCTCAGACACACCAACTCCAGGTTGATAGTTCTGAGGATTAAGTTTTGCAAGTTTGACTGACTTTAAACCACCGATGATGTCAGCACGATTAATAACAGATTTCATAATTAGTCGAAATAACCTTGTCCTTGTGTACCAGATTGTTTTTCGTATTTTTCTTTTTTCTTTTGTTGAAATTCTTTCCTCTTGTTTCCAACAGGATCAAACTTATCCTTAATCTTTTTCATAATAAATGGAGTTGCAAGTGCACCACCAATCAATGCTTTCTTGAGTAATCCCTCTTGAAATTGTTTAAAGGTCTTCATCTAGATTTTACCTAGTCTTTTCAATGCCATTATTTGAGCTTTAGTTTTTCCTGTTAAGTCTACCCCTGACTTTTTCCCTGTTCCTTTATCTGGAGCTCTTCTTCCATGAGGTGGTCTTCTTCTTCCCGTGAATAACGTACTAGGTGGTTTTGGTTGTCCCATTTTACCTGCAGCACTACCTGCTGCTCTACCTGCTGCACCAGACATTCCACTAGCGATTGATCCAGCAGCTTTACCTACTGCTCCTCCAGCACCAGACGCTCCACTAGCAATTGCTTTAGCAGCTTTACCTGCTGCACCACCTGGTTTTTTCTTTGGTACAGAAGCGACCATAGATCCTCCTTTACCTGCAGCTGTACCTGCTGGAGCCAAACCTTTACCTGCAGCTCCCCCTGCTGCTGTACCCATTCTCTTTGCCTTACCTCTCTTTCTTAGAGCGTTAACAGCAAGTCCACCTAAAGCAAGTCCAGCAAGAGGTAATAACTCGTGCAATTCTTGTTTAACTTCAGTTACAATTTCACCAACAGTTTGTTGATCCATCTCCATCATTATATAGTTTGCTTCTTCAAGAGTTGTAACTTGCTCTGTAGCAAATAGGTATTCAAGAACCATATCATAAGCATCTAAATGCTCAATGTCTTCTTTCTTCAAACTTTTTTTGTAATCTCTATATCCTTTATCGGATTGATAATACTTTTTCGCTGTCTGAGACTTTGGATAATCTCTTATGAAATCTTGTTTGGTGTAGCCACTCTTCTTATTCTTGGTTTTCTGAAAGGCGGTGTTCATTGCCTTTTTATCATCAATAGCCTTGTCACCAAACCTCTTTCTATTCTGAAACTCAATCTTACTCATTGGTTTCTCTTTAGTTTTTGATGTTGCGGTTTGTACAGCTTGTGCACCTCTAGCTCCTGCTGCTGCCGCATCAGATTTTGCTTTATCTTGAGCTGCTTTTAGACCTCTATTATATGAAGCCTGTTTAATTCCCTTCATGGTCATAGC